AAAGAAGTTCATGGACGCTGCGGCTCACAACCCGGCGTTTGCAAGAGCATCCGGCGTTCCTGTGAAGGTTGCAAAAGAGTTTAGTGAAGCAAGCAAGGGTATGAAGTTTGGTAAGGACACTAACAAGTCTAGACCCGATCTTCAAAAAATCAACAGCCCATCGACCCGTCAAGGCAAGATGGAACTTATGAAAGAAGGTGGAATCATGGCTACAAAGAAAATGGCAATGGGCGGCAGCGCCGGTAACGGTATCACCACAGCAAAAATGGGCGCTGTTAAATCTGGCGGCAACAAAGGCAAGGGCGAGCACGCCATCCAATCAAAGGGCTTGTCAAAAGGTACTATGGTTGCTATGAAGGGCTCTAAGCCTCTGGGCATGAAAAAAGGCGGTGCGACCAAAAAGATGGCTTACGGCGGCAAGTCCTGCTAATCTAGGGAGCCCAACATGGCACGACGTAAAGATTTAACAGCTCTAGCTGCCCTTGGCACGTTGGGCTATATGTTGTCCAAGAAGGGCGACAAAGTAGATGAAGCTAAAGCAGAGCGTCGCATAGCTTCTGAAAAAGAAGTTAATGCTTCTCCTCAGAGTATGGAAGATGACTCTGGCATGGACCCAGAGGAAGCGGCTAACCGACGCGTTGAGCGCACGTTGACAAACCCCAACGCCAAAGAGTTTGGCGAGGCTGGTACGTCTATGACGGTTAGCCCTACCAAAAAGCCTGTTGCGCGTAAGTCAGCGGTCAAGCCTTCTCCACGTGTCACTCGTGATAACACAGCTATGCTTGAGGCTAATAACCCAGCGGGCTACACGGGCCAAGATATGCGTGACATTTCTAGCGTTTCTGGCTATGTACCTCGTCGTACCCCCAACGCGTTAAGCGAAGTACGCCGCCCCGGTACAAATGTTTATTACGACAACACCGACACGAACATGAAGCGTGGCGGCAGAGTCAAAAAGATGGCGTCTGGCGGCATGGCCTCCTCAGCCTCCAAACGCGCTGACGGTATTGCCACCAAAGGCAAGACCAAGTGCAAAATGTATTAAGGAACTATCATGCCAATGACACCAGCAGCAGCTAAAAAATATAAGCCACGCCGCACGCCTGAGTCTCTGGACGAGGTTATTTACCCCGAGACTCGTGCAAAAATCCAAGAGGCTAAGGCGGACGTTGCTGACGCCAAAGATACTGAAGCCGCCACTGAGACCTATAACAAAGTTGTGGGTAAGAAGAATGGTGGTACAGCTTCTAGCCGTGCAGATGGTATTGCCACAAAAGGCAAGACTAACTGCAAGATGTATTGAGGTGAAATCATGATGGCATCTCGTGGTATGGGCGCTATTCGTGCCAGCAAAATGCCAAATGCGAAACGTAAGGCTCGCAGGGATGACACCGACTTCACTCAGTACGCTGATGGTGGTACAGTAAACGCCGCAGGTAATTACACAAAACCCAGTCTTCGTAAGAGGATTGTGGCTCAGGTAAAAGCTGCAGCAACGCAAGGTACGGGTGCAGGTCAATGGTCGGCTCGTAAAGCTCAACTTGTCGCTAAGAAGTACAAAGCGGCGGGCGGAGGTTACCGAGATTGAAAGCGCCTCAGAAATCATTGAAGGACTGGGGCGACCAGAAATGGAGAACCAAAAGTGGTAAACCGTCTAGTAAAACTGGCGAGCGATACCTTCCAGAAGCTGCGATCAAATCTCTCAACCCTGCGGAGTACGCTGCTACTACAAAAGCAAAACGAGCCGGTAAAAAAGCCGGAAAACAATTCGTAGCGCAACCCAAAACAATTGCGAAGAAAACGGCAGGATTTAGATAATGGCAATTACCTCCGGATCATCAAGCTTTAATCTCCAACTCGATGAATTAGTCGAGGAGGCGTTTGAACGCGCCGGTGGTGAGTTGCGTACCGGCTATGACCTGCGTACCGCTCGTCGTAGCTTGAACATCATGTTTGCAGATTGGGCCAACCGCGGCATCAATATGTGGACGATGGAGCAGGGTGAGATCACGCTTGTCCAAGGCCAGAACACCTACGCTTTGCCAGACGATACAGTTGACTTGATTGAGCAGGTTATCCGCACGGGCAACAACATCTCCGCTACCCAAGCCGACCTGACAATCACACGCATTAGCGTTTCTACATACGCAACGATCCCCAACAAGATTCAGCAAGCCAGACCAATTCAGGTCTGGGTTCAACGCTTTAACGGCCAAAACTCTCCAGTTGCCGCTACGCTTACAACGACCATCACAGCCTCAAGCACAGAGATTGTGTTGAACGACGTGACAGGGTTACCAGCAACTGGTTTCGTTAAGATTGATGACGAAATAATCAATTATGGCTACATCACACAGAACACAAATGCCAAGTCAGGTACGTTGTACAACTGTTTCCGCGGTCAACAAGATACTATCGCGGTGGGCCATACCGCCGCAGCTACTGTGTACTGGGCGCAAGTTCCAGCCGTTACAGTTTGGCCAACCCCAGATTCAGCACAACAGTACACGTTTGTTTACTGGCGTCTGCGCCGCACCCAAGACGCGGGTGGCGGTGTAAATGTAATGGACGTGCCATTCAGATTTATTCCTTGCTTGGCCGCTGGTCTCGCATACTACTTGGCGTTAAAAATTGCTGGCGGCGCTGAGCGTTTGCCGGTATTGAAACAGCAGTATGACGATGCTTGGGAGTTGGCCGCAACAGAAGATCGAGAAAAGGCCGCGGTGCGGTTTGTACCTCGTCAACAGTTTATTGGGGGCACCTGATGGGTAATCGGTTTGCTTCTGGCAAATGGGCGATTGCGCAGTGCGACCGTTGTGATGGTCGCTTCAAGTTAAAAATATTGCGCAAAGAGATCATCAAGACGAAGAACTACGACTTGCTGGTTTGCCCCGAGTGCTGGGACCCCGATCAGCCACAGTTGCAACTGGGTATGTACCCCGTTGACGACCCACAAGGCTTGAGGAATCCTCGCCCTGATCGGAGCTATTACCAGTCTGGTCTGAGCGGTTTACAGCTTACGAATACCAACAGCACCGCGGTAGATGCTGATGGGTTTCCAGAGCAGGGCAGTCGGGTCTTTCAATGGGGCTGGAATCCTGTTGGCGGGGCGCGAGGCCCTGATGATGGTTTAACACCAAATTACTTGGTTTTAAACGTAGAAATTGGTACAGTTACGGTTACAACGACATAAGGAGTCGAACATGGACGCAAAGAAAGCACTTAAAGCACATATGGCCAAGGGCATGAAGTCTGCACATCCCGATGCTGCAGTTAAAAACATGCGAGCCGGTGGCAAAACCAACAGTGAAATGTTAAAGTTGGGTCGCAATTTGGCTAAAGTTGCCAACCAAAAATCACCCGGTCGTCGCGGAGGCTAATCATGGCTACATACAAATCACCTAAACCTGCTCCTATCAAGGAAGCTGGTGTAGAAGATAACACCAAGTACCTACGCGAGACCCCTGTTAGCGTAGCTAATTCACGTAGCCAAGCCTATAAGCCTACTAAGACCAGCGGCATCAAGATGCGTGGTACGGGCGCGGCCACTAAAGGTCTGATGTCTCGAGGCCCAATGGCATAAACATGACTAAGACTGAGCTCTACGCTGCTATTCAGGCGTACACGGAGAATACCGAAGCGGATTTTGTCGCTGAGTTACCCGTGTTCGTTACACAGGCTGAGCAGCGTATTTACAACACAGTTCAGTTTCCGTCTATTCGCAAGAATGTGTACGGTCAAGTAACTGCAAACAACAAGTACTTGCAGTGCCCCACAGACTTTCTAGCTGTGTACTCAATTGCAATTGTGACGGATGTTACGGGCAGTGACATGAACACAGGTACGTACGAGTATTTGTTGAACAAAGACGTTAACTTTATTCGCCAAGCGTATCCAACACCAAACGATACTGGCGTACCGCGCTACTATGCGTTGTTTGGTCCTCGCTCAGATAACGTGGATGAGTTGACGTTTATTCTTGGCCCAACGCCCGACGCAAGCTACTGGACTGAGCTGCACTATTACTACTACCCAGAGTCCATCACAACTGCGGCAGATGGCCGTACGTGGCTTGGCGATAACTTTGATTCTGTGCTTTTGTATGGTTCCTTGGTCGAAGCCTACACCTACATGAAGGGTGAGCAAGACATGATGGCGTTATACAACGGTAAGTACCAAGAAGCACTTGCGTTGGCTAAACGTCTGGGCGATGGTATGGAGCGTCAAGACGCTTACCGTTCTGGTCAATATAGACAGGCGGTGACCTGATGGCTTTACAACAAGGCGCTACTGATGCGTTCGCTACCGGGCTGATGAACGGTGTTTATAACTTCACAACTGGCTCGTTCAAGATGGCGCTGTACACAGGTGCAGCAACATTAGGCCCAGACACCTCTGTTTACACCACTGGTATGACAGGTGAGGTTGTAGCCACCGGATATACAGAAGGTGGTATTGCGCTTCCAGTTTCTGTTGCGCCAACATCGGCCAACAACGTTAGTTACATCTCGTTCTCCAACGTTACTTGGTACGGCAATATTACGGCACGCGGCGCTTTGATTTACCAATCTGGTGGTTCCAATCCAACGGTCTGTGTGTTAGATTTTGGTTCGGATAAAACTTCAATCACTTCGCTTACTGTGCAGTTTCCCACTGCCAATAGCACCAACGCGATCATTCGCATTTCTTAAGGAGTCACCATGACTATCGAAAAAACTAAAGCCACTGACGTAGTTTCTGGTGGCCTGTCTTGCAATACCAAAGCCGGTGAAGCTGCACAAGCTACTGGTAAATATCACGTTGAGTGCCGTGACAAAGACGGTAACTTGAAGTGGACTGCCGAGTCTCAAAACTTAGTGGTAAACGCTGGTTTGGCTTACATGGCCGGTACTGCTTTGACTTCCGTGGCCCAGATTACTACGTGGTATCTTGGTTTGTACGGCGCTGCTGCTTCTAATACTCCCGCCGCTGGTGACACCATGTCTTCCCACGCTGGTTGGACTGAGTACACAAACTACAGTAACTCAACTCGTGTGGCGGCTACGTTTGTAACAGCTACGACTGCTAACCCTTCTGTTGTGACTAATGCCGCTTCTGCCGCAGTGTTCAACATTGATGGCGCAGGTGGTACGGTTGGCGGCGCATTCCTGACTAGTGGTAGCGCTAAGAGCGGCACAACAGGCACATTGTTCTCTGCTGCTGACTTTGGTTCCCCCGGCGACCGCACTGTGGTTAATGGCGATACATTGTCTGTGACATACACATTCAGCTTGGCGGCTTAATATGGCCGGGTGGGGTGACGGCTACTGGGGCGAACAAGGGTGGGGCGGTTTTACCGCCTTCACTAGCTCTGTAGACGAAACCGCTACCGGTTCAGAGGCCGCACTCGCGGCGATCACTGCATTAGCCGCTATAAGTGAGACAGGCACAGGCACGGACGTACTTGTAACAAGCAAGCTTTATGACTCTGCTGTAGCTGAAACCGCAACAGGTACAGATACTTCGGTGGGGTCACCACAATATGATGCGGCGGTGACAGAGACAGGAACGGCCTCCGATGCTGCTGTTTCTGTTTTTGCAGCGGTGTCAGCAATTACCGAGACGGCGTCTGGTTCTGATTCGCTCGGTGGTGGTGAAATATATGATGCGGCAGTAGCAGGCACGGGTTGGGGCGAAAGCGCATGGGGTTACAACTCATGGGGCGGTATTGGTGAAGTAGCTGTCGGTACAGACGCAGTAACTTCTACGTTGGGTATCAGTGTAGCGGTAACAGAAACAGCTACTGCCACGGACTCTATCCTCACAGGACACGTGGTTCTGTCGCAGATTACTGAAACAGCCACAGGCAGCGATGCAATCACCGCAGGGCCTACATACGCAGCAACGGTAACGGAAACAGCTACAGGGTCAGACGCAGTATCTAGTTTGCCTGTGTATGCAGCAAGCGTAAGCGAAACAGCAACGGGTACGGATAGCGTAACGTCAAGCTTTGTGTTCTATGGCGCAGTGTCGGAAACGGCTACTGGCTCGGACGTAGTTAGTGCAGCGCTTACCCTTCCTGCAACTGTTGTTGAGAGCGCAACAGGCACTGAGGCAGTTACGGCGAAAGCTGGGTTTGCGGCAACGACAACGGAAACCGCGACAAGTGCGGATACTTTAGCGGCAGCGGCGGCCTTCGTAGCGTCAATCGCAGAGGTGGCAAAGGGTAC